GAAACAGAAGAGTCGCGTATCCCAAAACACGGGGACACGCAACTCTTCGCAACTATGGATTAGATAAGGTCTGCCAAATCTACATCGCGACTTATCCAGAAATGCACCAGATTATGAGTAGCCTTGCCTTTATGAGGCTTACGCTCATTCAAATCCTGACCTATATACCGTACTTGGCATAGGCGATGTTCTCCAGCTTCAGTAACCCATGTAAGACCGTCGAACTTTTGCCACTGTTCACACTCTTCTTGCGTAACATCGCGTATGAACCAATATGGTCTAGGGTCATCTGAGTTTGTGACAGATGTAGCCAAACGCCCTTCTGCCTTCATCAGTTTGATAAACTCCATTAGTTTCTGTAACATATTCAACTCCTTTAACTAGTTATGTGTTGATTAACCCGCGACCCACATGTTTATCTAACAGATGAAGTCGCAGAGGCGAGCAGGGGTAGTGCGTCAGTACGCGGGGCGTTTGAACCCCTAGAGCGTGGGGGCACCGATTAAGATTCAACAAGAAAGAGCCCCCATAGGGGTTTAAACGCACCGGGTACGACGCTTTGTATATCACGTACTCCCATTCTACGGCAATTTTCAAACCTTTTTTAGGATTTAATACTGAATTTCACAGCCTAGAGAATGTCTTATTTCCCATTTTTTTTTAAATTCAAATATAGAGGCATTTACATGGTGCTACTTATAGAATAATTTGATTATTGTTTTTTAATAAAAAGGGTTTTACATTTTTTATAATATTTTTAGTGCATTATTCAATAAATAAGGGGAAGCTTCGCACTATGAGGGGTCAAGACAGTCCTGATTACAGCTTATTAAAGAAATACCTGAAAGAGGATGGTGGTTTAGACTACTCTGTTCTCTGGTCTGAGGTGTCTTCAATACAGGGATTTAACCACAAAAATAGGCAAGAGAAGCACTTCAGGAGGATAAAGGATGCTTATGAGCGATATAGTAACTATATTAAAGAGGGTAGTACGCATAACACTAATGTGGACTGAAATAGCCTATCTCTGGGTATACATACAAATACTGAGATTAGCCAATCTTATTAAATAAATATGTTCAATGTGACTATAAACCACAGGGATAAGGGTCCAACTGACTATACAGTGTACTTATCTAGTGAGGCTAAGGATGAGAAGGTAGTATTCAAGCACTGGCAGAAGGCTGATGAGGGGCAATATGCCCTTACAGATGATGGGTATGTAGCAAAAATCATCAAAAAGAAGGAGTATTTAGATGACAAGGGTAGAAAAAGCTATTATTATCGTTTCCCTTTTGGGTATATTATGTGGGATAGTCGCTATCCTACTAAAAAGCTTAATTGTGGTGGTCGAGTTACTAACACTACTATGAGTGGAAAGAATTGGCTTGAGGTTCGGTGTAATTCACAGGATTATCAAGATTTAGCCTTTTGGGCTGCCATGACAGAGAATAGAGATGTTGCTATAGATAAGGTATATGGCAGTATTAGCGTAAGTAAAAGAAGAAAACTAAAGCGTCATATGAGAACGGAGGCTTTTAAAAGCATGAAAAGAGACGAAGCACAGAAAATGTTAGCCGATAACATGATGGATGCCGAATATTTCATTGAATTGATGAAAACAGGTGTTGATATGGCTAAAGAAAAGAAAGATGTTAATGCAATTAGGGGTTTTGTGAACGACGGATTTGAGATACATGGCATGAAAGACAAAGAAACAGTTACTGTTACAGATAAAATAGAAGCTGTACAGACTCGTGCCCTTATAGACAACATAAACCAAGAAGAAAACAAGCTAATTGCTACAAGAAAACAGGAATTACCCGTAAAAGAAGAAGATGAATGAAGTAGTCCAAGTAGACACTTTTGAGGAAAAGTGGGCTGAACAGAATGCTTTAAAGAAACTAAGGACACATATTGGTCTCTTTGGCAAAACAATGTTCCCAACAGCCCTAAATAAGGAAGTTCCTCCATTTCATCATGAGATTTATAAATCCTTGTCTGATGAGACTCTAAGGCGTGTACTTATTGCGGCTCCTCGCGGAACTGCTAAAAGTACTGTGACCTCCTTGATTCTACCCCTTCACAAGATAGCCTTTAAGCCGTCAGACAAGGACCTTTTTATGGTAATTATCTCGGAAAGTCAATCTCAGAGTATTAACTTCCTATCTAGGATAAAGTACCATCTTGAAAATTCTAAGAACTTTAAGCAAATGTTTGGGGATTACGGACCCACAACAGCAAAACGCTGGACAAATAACGACATCGTACTGGCTAATGGTTCTAGGATTGTGGCTGTTGGCACTGGGCAGCGTGTACGGGGGTTTATTGAAGGTGATACTCGTCCTAATCTCATTATCGTAGACGACTACGAGTCTGAATTAAATGCAGATACCCCTGAAGGCAGGGCAAAGAATAGGAAGTGGATTACCGAGGCTGTGATACCATCATTATCTGACGATGGGCGTGTGGTAATGATTGGTACTGTTATTTCTGAAGATTGTTTCTTATATTGGGCTAAGGATTCTCCCGCTTGGAATGTATTGTGGTATTCAATATATGACGATGATGGGAAAAGCATATGGGAAGAACGATTTCCAGAATCACGTATTTTACAGATAAAACAAGAGTTCGAGTCTGTTGGGAACCTAAACGGTTTCTATCAGGAATATATGAACGAGGCTCAGAGTCCAGATAATGCCCCTTTTAAGCCCGAATACATTAAATTGCATCATTATACGTATAAACGAGAGAATGGACAAAATCTACTCGTTCGGACGATTGATGGCGAAACGCATCGCAAACCTGTTGATATCTATTGCGGTATTGACCCAGCTTCTTCTTTATCTGCTAGGAGTGACTTTTTTGTTATCGCTACTATGGCTGTTGACAATGATGGCAATAAGTACATTGTGGATATCGTCCGTGACAAAGTCGACCCTGCGTTACAACCACAGAAAATTATTGACGTATTTAAGAAGTACAAACCCAGAAAAATGAAAATCGAGACGGTGGGCTACCAAGAGGCACTGAGGAGTAACGTGAGAAAGATGATGCTCGAACAGTCCCTGTATATACCCGGATTGGAAAAAGGCATAAAACCAAGACAAAAAAAATCCGAAAGATTGTTGTCCTTGGTTGCCCCACTCGCTAGAGGTGAGTTTTTCTTTAGACCAGAAGATATTCATGCTCAGCAAGAGTTTTTATCTTATCCAAGGGGTAAACACGATGATATATTAGATGCGGTATACTATGCAATAGACGGAGTTAAGCCTTGTAGGCAAAAGGATTTCTTGGATTTAGACAGTATAAATAAACCTAAGAAACTTCTTGATTGGTTAACAATGTAGTATTAACTTCCAAGCGATGGCGTATGTAGAGAAAGAAGGCGAAGTCCCAAAGGATATCGTCGAAAAGACACAAAACTTATTTAAATCCTACTCAAACAAGCGTGAACTATGGGCTGAGAACGCTCAAGAAGACGCAGAATTCAGATTGGGTAGGCAATGGACACAAGAACAACAAAGGATTCTACTTGAGAGGGGGCAAGCACCTCTTGTAGTTAACCGTATTCATCCTGCCGTAGAGGCTGCAAAAGCCCTACTAACTTCAGGCAAACCACAATTCAGGGTATCTCCGAGAGAGGACAGCGACAATAGAACAGCACAGGTCTTTAATGGATTGCTCGAATATATGTGGTACATATCAGATGGGACTCAGGCGCTCCGTAACTGTATAGATGACTACTACACAATGGGTATGGGAGCTATGATGTGCTATATTGACCCCCTCAAGGATTATGGGCGTGGGGAGGTCTGTGTAAAAGACATAGACCCCCTAGATATTTATATAGACCCTAATGCTAGAGATAGACTTGGTGATGATGCTGAGAATATAATCGTATCTAGGATGTTCACTAAAGAACAGGCTATGCAGATGTATCCTCAGTATAAGGATGCTATTAAGAACGCAGAATCAGACCTGCATACGGATAGACCAACAACTCAAAGAGTGGATGATAAGGGTATTGTATTCCCAGAAGACACAGCAACAAAGACAGATATTAACTTTGGTGAGAATAATGAATATATACGGGGATATGAAAGATATTACAAAGTATGGGTCAAAAGATTCCACATAAAGAATAATATTGACAAAACAGAAGATGTGTTGCTCGAAGATGAGATGGAGGAATTTTTAGCTAGACCTGCT